TTTTCTTTTTTCATAATACCACCATTACGTTTACCTGCTGGTTTAGGTCCTTTAAAATCTTTTCTTTTTGTACCAGATAGATCTTTTATTTTACCTGCACAAATTTTAGATGCGTAGGCGTTAGCATATGCTGAGGGGTACACGGCGAATTTTCTTTTCGCGGCTGCTTTTCCTCTAGGGCAAAGTTTAGTCATTACTTTAACATCTCTCTAAGTTCTTCTAGTCTTTTCTTTTTCTTACTAGGTAGAATTTTTTCCTTAATAGATTTTTCTTTTTTTGTTTCTGGTTTTTTCTTCTTTACTCTGCCACCTAAAAAATATCCTTTTGAAGATACTTGTTTATTGTAAAGTCTGTTAGCCATTAGTTTTCACTCCCTGTATCTGTTGCTTTAGCTTTTTGTTGTCTTTTTCTGTAAGAACGCATACCAGTTCTGTTTTTTAATACAAACCTTGCATCCCTTGTGGCTCTTTTTATTCTAGCATTAAACTCTTTATCCATTTTAGCTATCTCAGTAGGTTTAAGTCCTCTATCAAAAGCTTTTTCTTTTATTTTTTTATTTTCTTTTTTTAAATCTCCAGTGCTAGCTCCGCTTTTTCCTTTAGAAACAAAATCTCTTAAAATTGCTTTTCTCATAGAATCTTGAGTTATCGGGTGATATGTCATACCCACTTTCATGTCTGATAAAACTTTTTTCTTTTTAACATCTCCACCGATATTTAAACCAACTCGACCACCTTTTTTCATGAAGCCCATTTTATTTCTAACGTCCGTTGGTAACTTAGCTAATCCTGGGTTTTTACTTTTATCTACAGGTTTTAATGCTTTACCACCTTGGTTCATCATAGGTCTTTTCATCATCATGCCGCCACCCATTTTAGCAACACGTCCACCTGATTTATATCCTTTAGGTGATACTTGTTTATTGTATATTTTATTTGCCATTATTTTTTGCCTCCGTTTCTAAATATTTGTGTACCCTTTATACCAAAAATTGACGCAACTACAAGCACCCATAAATTGGTAAACCATTTCGGAAGCTCGTGAAAGTATTCAAAGAATAATTTTACCTTCTCCATCGCAGTTGGGTCGTCTGACATCACTGCCCACATTAAAACTACGATAGGCGCCGAAATTATAACGAGTACAAATTCGTCCTTATAATCGTTTTGTCTAGCTTCAAGCAATTTGCCTTGGTAAGTTTCCTCACCCCGAGCCATTTTCTCGGCATGCATAAGTTGGGCGTCAGACATAGCCATCTTCGTCTTTTGACGATTAGAATATATCTTACTACCAGCTTGCAAAGCAATTTTTGCTAAACTGAACCAGGCCATTAGTACGCCTTTGATTTTCTTCTTTTCTCAGGCATCACTTTACCTTGACCTTGTACTTCAAGCTCAGGTCCACCTGTACCAATTAAGTTAAATGCTTGGTCTGCAGTTGTTTTAGATCTAGGATCGATCTCAGTTTGCTGCTCACCAACCTTAACTTCTTTGATGTTATCTAGTTTTTCCATTTTTTCTCCTTGTTTTTTTCTTTTCAACGCCTTTTATAACACCTTTATTCTTCGAGGCATAGAAAACTGTTTCACCACGCTTCTTACCGTACTGTTTTTTCATAGATTTTATAATTTTTCTACCTTTTTCAGTCAACGGCATCTTAATTTTCTTCAATCTCTACTTTTTTAGCACCAGTTTTTGCTAAACTTACGCCCGCTCTCAACATGGCTAGCTCTTTATTCTGATCTAGCTTGTCATCGAAGTTAGATTGGTTCATCATAGCTCTCATTCTATCTAAACTTAACCTTTCTTCGCCTTCTTCACGTTTTCTAGCATCGTCGGCGGCTCTTAAATCTAATTCTCTTGCTTTTAACTTCGCAACAGGGTCATTTCCGAACTGACCCATAATTTTATTCTCTTCATCTTTAAATTCTTGAGACATTTCTGCAATTAATTTTGCTTTTCTAGACTCCATCGCTAAAGTTAAAGATAAAATTTGTTGTTGAACATTAGGATCTTGTTGTGCAAGCATCGGATTAGCTTGTAGTTGTGCTAATTGTTGTAACTCTTCTCTAAATTCTACTTCAATCTGCTCTTGAGACATCAAAGAGATGTGTTCAAAAATATTTTTTTCTAATGCGCCAAGCACGATTGGATTATTTCTAGCTAAATTTGTAGCCATAAAGTTTAAATGCACTGTAATGTGTGCTCTATGATCTTGTCCTTTAAAAGCTTGAAAAGGTTTTCCAGATAAAGCTAAGATATTTTCTGCTGCTGGGTCTACCGGAGTAGGTTGTTGGGGCGGTGGTAAGATCTGATCAATGTTTTTTACACCGATTGCTTCATACATGTTTCTATATGCTTCATATAAATTATGAATCTGTGGATTTGACTGAGCAAGTTGTAACTCTGTTTGTGCCATAGATATTCTTTGTGTTTGTGAAAAGATGTTTGGATCCGCGATAGGGACAATATCCACTCTGTCATCGAAATCTGTTTGTTTAATATTTCTTTGCCCACCTACAACATCATAAGGATACTCTGGTGGTAAATAAGTTTTGAATACATCGGCTAATAATTTAAATTCTTGTTTCATGGCAACATACAATCTTTTGTGTATGGCTGACATTACACGTGAACCACGTTCTAATAATGCAATCGTTGTGCCTACGGCAGCTTGTTTGTTTGCTTCACCCACTTGCATATCAGCAATCGATGCAAATCTTTGACCTGCATTAACCACAATACCCATTAACTGCAATAAGGTTTGTGATGGTTCTTTAAAAGGTAAAGGCATAAATGCATCCCTAATGTTTCCACCTGGCGCGTCCACGTCCCTGAACTCACCAGGTTGGATAGACTGGGCTTCGTCTCTGACACGAATACCCCTTTGTTTAAAACCAGCGGGTAGATTGGACAATGTTCCCGCATCAAGTAATTGACGGAGCGCAGATGTTGCTGTTCGAGAAAGGCCGCCAATCATATGGATCAATCCGAAACCGTAGAACCCAAGACCTGGTAAAAACTTGAAATGAACGAAGTATTGAGTTTTCTGTTTTGTTGGATCGCCAATTTGGTAATTTCTTCTAATGGATAAAACTTCTCTTGAACCTGCTTCGATCGTTACGACGTATGGTAATTTAATTCCTGTAGGTTCACCAAACTCGTCTCGATCTTCAAAACCTTCTAAATCTAAATTAACATGGCATTCGATAAGTTGATAAACATCTTCGTCTCTTGATTTTCTAACACCCTCAAGTTCTCTTTCTTTTTTTTCAACTTCAGTCTCTTGCATGTAACTCGGATTAATTTCTATATCTCTATAGAAACCACCCACTTGTTTTTTTCTTAAATCATTTTCTGAAATTTTAATCGTGTGCATCACTGCATCAGCATCATCGAGAGACGTGGCAGTGTATGGCACGATCAAATCATCAGCAGGGACAAACTTAGAGACGGCTCGTCCTAAGAGTTCATCGTAATAAACTTTTTTGAAAGCTGAACCTGATAGGGGGAGGTAGAACAACATTTGATCAAACTCCGGTTCGTATTCTTTCATCTTATCCATGATCTGATAATTCATAAAATCTTTAACTCTTTGTGACTGATCTTGTCTTGCACGATCTGTTTTACCAATCGTCTGTGTTCTCACAGGTCCTTGTGCAGGTAATAGTTCTTTGTATGCTTGTGCTTGAAACTGTGTAACAGCTTCTGCTAACACGGGGTGTGTTGCACCACTTGCACCTTGGAAAGGTTGTGTTCTAATTTCGTATTTAAATCCTAAAAGATCTAAACCTTTGGTATAACCATCTTCCCAATCTTTTCTTGATGTTTTGTATTGTGTGTAATTATCGAATAACTCAGAACCCATATCAGCTAAAATATCGTCGGGTAATAATTCTGCTAGGTTTGCATAGTGGTCGCCACCTTCTTCAGGACTCGCGGCTGCGGGATCAAAATTAATTTCTACACTGCCATCCTCGCCTTGAACGATTTCAGTGTTTTCTGGATTCGGAACTTTGTCTTCTTCGGACTGGGCCGCTTCGACTAATTCTTCCTCACTAGGTAATTCTATTGTTTGCTCTACGTTGGGTAAAGCTTTGTCTATGTTGTCTTCTGCCATTTAATTTCTCCAATCTCACAGTCTTAACAGTATTATCTTGAATATTCAACCCTTGAGGCGTGGGCCCTGATTTAGGAGGTATAGTTCTAGTTAGTTTCTTGATCATCTAATGCTAAGATTTCTGTGGCTGTATTTTTCTCTGGCTCCGATAGTAAAATTCTACGTTGCTCAGGGTCCGAGGGATAAGTGCTTTTATCCAACGGATCGTATTTTTTTAACTTACCTTGTTTTTGTATTTTCTCTAATATTTCTATAAATTCCATTATACCGCCAATATGTTAGCCAAGCCAAGAGACTCAGGAACCATGCCACCCTCAGCAAATTTAAGAAAGGGAAACTTTGCTTCAAGCTCAGGATCAAACATTCTTCTGATTCTATTCTTTTCAATCTCAGATAATTTGGCAAAATCTTTTATAGTGTACTCGCCACTTGCTACAATTTGATTATCTATTTCTTTTAACGCTGATTTGACTTCAGGTGTTACATTACCTGGAAATCTATTTTTCTTTTGTTTAGCAAGTCTTTTTCCGAGGTCTTTAAATTCAGATCCTCTACCACCTCTTCTATATAGATCTTTAAAAGTCTCAGTGGTAATAATTCCACCTTTGTTTAAAACTGATCCCGTTTCTTTAAATCGAACAAGATCTGAAACGTTATCCATTAATATTCTTTCTTCTAGAGGATTAAGTTTTCCTTTTCGAAAAAGAGACAAACTACTTCTTAAATTCATAAACTGATCATCTAATAAATCAGTATTATTTTTAAAATTTGTGCCGATAACTCTAGGATCTAATTTTGCATTAGTTAATAGGCTCTTGTTCCCTGTTCCCACAAACGCGATATCATCAACCTTATCTAAATCTCTTGGTTTAAGACCAAGTCTTCCTGCTAACTGTAATAACGTTCTTCCAAATGCGAAACTAGCCATAGTATTCTAAATTACCTCTGTTAATCGGTTCTAACTTTTCGTCTTCTCTATGCGCAATGAAATAACCACCACGTAGT